GACTATCAGAACGTAAGTGCATTACATATGGTACGAATTTCATAGGGCTTACGCATGGAGAATTTAAAAAGAATAGGCCATCTGATTTACGTAGTCAATTTAGTATAAAGTTTCCGATAGAATTTGCCAGATCTAAAGTAAAAGAAATACATGCTGGACATTTACACACGCAGATAGATACTGACGAATACGGAGTAATGTGTCGTAGATTATGTACAGGAAATAAAGATGATATTTGGAGCGATTTCGAAGGTTACTTCGGAGCATTAAAACGCTTTATGATATTCGAATGGTCGCTAGATAAACTGGCAGCTATATATTATGTGTAGGAGGTAAAGATGGGTGACAATATAAAGAAACCAACACACTACTGCAATTGCATATATGAGCCTAAGGATGTAATAAGAGATTGGAACCTTAACTTTAACCTTGGAAGTACACTTAAATATATTAAACGCCATGGACAAAAGGAAGGTAATACAGCCTTGCAGGACCTTAAAAAAGCAAGAGAGTTTTTAGAGTTTGAAATAAAATACTTGGAATCGCAAGCCGAGATACTTGCACATACGGAGTAAGCCTATGAAACTATTAAATAAACTAAAACAAAGATTCTTATGCCAACACAAATACATACCAGCCGGTGAATACTTCGAAACAGATCACCGTGGACACTTACAAAAGAAATACATATGGCGTTGCTCTAAATGCAGAAAGGCACACTATGGCAGCACATAAGACTTGTATAGGATGCAAACATATAAGCAGCCGTAAGTGTGGGTGTATTGTTAAGATACGGGGTAGCAGTGGGGCGGTTGGGTATAAAAAGGTGCCAGATAAAAGATGCAAAGAGAAGTAGGTGGTGATATGCCAAGGGCTAGAGACCCTAACAGAGATAAAGCATATGAAATATATAAGAGCAATCCTAATATGGAATTAACTGAGATTGCAAGTCAGTTAAACATCCCTGTTACTACAGTACGTAGTTGGAAGTCACGGGATGAATGGGAACGCAATGCAACGCAACGCAATGCAACACGCGAAACAATAACAAAGCCTATTGATGATGGAACAAAGGAAACCATGTTAAATGAAAATCTTACCCATGAGCAAAGGCTTTTTTGTATATATTACAGTAAATCATTTAATGCAGTACAAAGTTATATGAAAGCTTATAACACTTCTTACGAGAATGCTTGTGGACACGCACATGAGTTGTGGAAAAAAGTTGAAGTCAAAAAAGAAGTCGAACGGCTTAATGAATTAAAGAGACAGCAAATAATTGTGAGTGCATCAGATCTGGTTGATAAACACATGCGAATCGCTTTTGCAAATATTACGGATTACCTCTATTTTGGTAGAGAGGAAATAACTGTAATGAATGCGTTTGGTCCTGTAAAAGATGAAAACGGAGATGAAGTTACCAAAGAAGTTAATTATGTGAAATTTAGAGAATCATCAAATATGGATACTGAATTAATACAGGAAGTCAAACAAGGTAGAGATGGAGTATCGATAAAGATGTATGATGCTCAGAAGTCCATGGATTGGTTAGAAAAATTCTTCTTAATGAACCCTATGGACAAACACAAGATGGAATATGACCGTCTTAAGATGGAACTCGAATACAAAAAGATGGAACCAGAAGAAACTAACGGTGGAGTTAAATATAATGGTGTTCCGGCTACCATGATAGCGCCAGCCTTTGCAAAAACTGTATTTGATATTGCAGAACATGAGCACAATGAATATGTTTTTCCTGGTGGGCGTGGTAGTACAAAATCCTCATTTATAAGTTTAGAAATTGTGGATTTATTAGAAAAGAACCCGGAAATGCATGCTGCTGTATTTAGGCAGGTAGGAAATACCTTAAGAGATTCAGTATATGCACAGATGTGCTGGGCAATATCAGCTTTAGGGCTTGAGGATGAATACAAATGTAATGTATCACCTCTTGAAATTACTAAGAAGTCAACAGGACAAAAGATATTCTTCCGTGGTAATGATGATCCGATGAAATCAAAAGGTATTAAAGCACCTGCATTGAAGCAAGAAGCTATTCGCCGGATTAAGATAAATAAAGAAAGGCTAAAAAGCTTTAATAAGCATCACGATACGATGAAAGTTGAGAACGGTTATATCGGAATACTATGGTTTGAAGAATTAGACCAATTTAAAGGAGCCGAAGCAGTAAGAACAGTTACTCAATCAGTTGTGCGTGGTGGTGAAAAAACATACATATTCAAATCATTCAATCCGCCTAAGAGCGCAAATAACTGGGCAAATAAATATATCAAAGTGCCAAAGCCTGGTATGTTGGTTACACTCAGTAACTATTTAGACGTGCCTAAGTCGTGGCTAGGAAAACCATTCCTTGATGAAGCGGAGCATTTAAAAGAAACTAACCCTACAGCTTATGAAAATGAGTATATGGGTGTTGCTAATGGTACAGGTGGAAATGTATTTGACAATGTCACAATAAAAACGATTACCGATGATGAAATTGCAATATTTGATAGATTATACTTTGGCGTTGACTGGGGTTGGTATCCTGACCCGTGGGCATTTAATAAGATGTATTACAATGCTAATCAACACAAGCTTTATATCTTGGATGAAGATAGAAAGAATAAGACAAAGAACGAAGAGACAGCAAGAATATTACGAGAAGAACACGGGATAGGCCCCAATGACCGTATAACATGTGATAGTGCAGAACAGAAGTCAGTAAATGACTATAAGGATTATGGGTTGTTTGCGAGGGGTGCTATCAAGGGTCCTGGCAGCGTGGAATATTCAATGAAATGGTTAGCTTCTTTAGCAGAAATCATTATCGATAATAGCCGTACACCTCATACAGCTACTGAGTTCCTTGACTATGAGTATGACAGAGACAAAGAAGGAAATATTATAAGCGGTTATCCAGATAAGAATAACCATCAAATAGATGCAATAAGATACGCCCTTGAGGAAGTATGGAAAAGGAGGGGGCAATGATGCTGCAGAGATTAAGAGACTTTATAAGGCAGGTGTTAAATAAGATGTTTAATCGAAACACTTTAGAAAGAGAAATGCAAGTTGATATTGTCACCAGTGATAAGATGGCAAGGGCTATACAGGAATGGACGGAGATTTACGAAGATCGTGCTCCATGGTTGAGTGAGACTGTACAAAGCATGAATTTAGGTGCCACCATAGCTAGTGAGTACGCCAGATTAACCACGTTGGAAATGGTGTCTAAGATTGAGGGTAATGAGTATCTTAATGAACAGTATCAAGCTGTTATAGATAGTATAAGGATATATACAGAATATGCTTGTGCTAAAGGTGGATTAGTATTCAAACCTTATGTATCAGGTCAGAATATAGAGGTAGACCTCACACAAGCGGACTGTTTCTTTCCTACAGCTTATAACAGCCGTGGAGAGATAACCGGTGCGGTATTCGTAGATACAAAGACGATAGGTGAAACACTGTATACCAGGTTAGAATATCATAATCTTGCTTCTGAGGGATATTACATATCAAACAAGGCATACAAGACAAAGAATATTGAGGGTAATAATTCAATAGGCAATGAGATAATGCTTACAGAGGTAAATGACTGGGCAGAGCTCGAACCAGAGATTATGATTCAGAATGTAGACAAGCCTCTATTTGCCTATTTTAAAGTGCCAATAGCCAACACGATAGATACAACATCACCTTTGGGTGTTTCGGTCTATTCTAGGGCAATTAACGATATCAAAGAGGCTGATAAACAATATTCTAGATTGCTATGGGAGTTCGAGGGTGGTGAACTAGCCATTGATGCTAGTGAGGATTGCTTTAAGAAAACTGGAACAGATGAATTTGATCTACCAGAAGGGAAAGAAAGACTGTACCGTAAACTAAGATACGGGATGGATGAAGTAAATAAAGCTTTTGAAGTGTTTGCTCCACAGTTGCGCGACCAATCCTTTCTTAACGGACTTAACAGCCTTTTAAAGCAGATTGAATATAAGAGCGGGTTGGCCTATGGAACTATATCAGATCCCCAGCAGGTTGATAAGACAGCAGAAGAGATTAAGACAAGTAAGCAAAGGTCTTATCAAAGTATAACGGATACACAGAAGGCATTACAGAAAGCACTTGAGCATCTTGTATATTGCATGGATATTATAGGGCAACTATCAGGATTACCAACTAAAGGCAAGAATGAAGTAACATTCGAATGGGATGACAGTATTCTCATTGATGCGGAGAAGGAAAGAGCACAGGACAGACAGGATATGTCTGCAGGAATAATGAGACCAGAGGAATACAGGTCTAAATGGTATGGTGAATCACTGGAAGAGGCATTAAAGAATTTACCGGAGCAGGCAGACGTGATTCAGTAGAGGAGGTTGAAAAGTATGAAATATAGAATGAAACCTGTTGTAATTGAAGCCTTTAGATTCCAATTAGACGACGAAATGCCTGATTGGTTCAATGAAAAACGTATCTGTAATGAAATTATTACGTATGATGATGGTACATGCGATATTAAAACGCTTGAAGGAATAATGCATGCGGAGAAAGTCGATTACATTATTATGGGGGTAAAAGGTGAAGTTTATCCTTGTAAGCCAGATATATTCCTGCAGACATATGAAAGGGTTTATATTGATATAGATTGGGATGTGAGCACCATTGCAACAACACAAACACCAATTTAAGGAGGGAAAATGGAAGAAGATAAAAAAGTTTATGAAAACATTATAAATAAATCATTAAATCATAGATTAACACTAAACATTGCTGTATTGGTTTTTAATTCTCTCTTGATGGGTTTAACATGCTATATGACAGTGAAATATTCTTTGTGGTGGTTGTTGCTCCTGTGCTTTTGGAATCATGTAAAAACAGAAAAAGGAAGCGATTAAATGCTTACGCCGGCAGAGTTAGAGCAAATAACATTACCGATACAAAAGCTGTTATTAGACCTATCTATGACCATTATGGAAGATGTAGTTGAACGTATTTCAATAATTGATAGTATATCACGAACAACAGACTTTGAGATATACCAATTAAGCCGATTAGGAGTATCAAGTAATACCATTAGAAAAGCCATACAGACCACATTGCAAAAGAGTGATGATGAAATTGATAAGATATACAATGAAATTATCAAAGAGGGCTATTCAAGGGATGAAAACTTATACAAGGCTACTGGTAAGCCATTCACACGGTATGAGGACAATAAGCCATTACAACAGCTTATAGAGGCTGTTAAAAGGCAAACGCGTGAAGAACTGGTGAATATCACACAGACAACATCTGTTAAGGTGAAAGGGCCTGTGGGTTCCGGTTATCAAGATACAGCTGATTACTTTAAATCCCGACTTGACCAAGCAATCAGTGAGATCACATCGGGGGCATTCGATTATAATAAGACTGCCTTAAATGCTATTAAAGACATGACTAAATCAGGTATAAGAACAGCAGAATATGACACTGGATGGAGAAACAGAATTGATGTTGCTGCCAGAAGGGCTGTAATGACAGGGGTAACACAGGTAGTCGGTAAGATAAACGAAATGAATGCAGAATCGCTTGAGACTGACTATTTTGAGGTATCTTGGCACGCTTCGGCAAGGCCTACACATCAAGTCTGGCAAGGTCGTGTTTACAGTAAAGAAGAGTTACAAACAGTATGCGGACTTGGTACCGGACCGGGTCTAAGCGGTTGGAATTGTTATCATTCATATTATCCTTTTCTTCCTGGTATATCAAAGCGTACATATAACGACGAACAGTTAGACGAAATGAATCGTAAAGAGAATGAGAAGAAAGCATATAAGGATAAAGAATATACCACATACGAAGCTACACAGCGACAGAGAGAACTAGAAACCATCATGAGGAAGATAAGGCAGGATATACACCTCGAAATAATAGCTGGCCTGCCAGATGATACGATTGCCATTGACAAGATAAGATATAGAGTTGCCATGAAAGAGTATGTTGATTTCTCGACGAAAATGCAACTGCCACAGCAAAGAGCAAGGATATATCAAGATGGATTGGGGAGGGTTTAATGGATAAAATTAATATACTAGGCACAGAATACGAAATATGCAGAAAGGATTACAAGGATGATGAATTCTTTAAAGACAGAGAGGCAGACGGATATTGCGATGGATATTTAAAGAAAATTGTAATATGCAACATAAATACATATCCTGGCTATAAAGAATAACCGACACAAAAACATCAAGCCATAGAGACAGCTACATTAAGGCATGAATTGATACATGCGTTTCTAAATGAAAGCGGACTGATGGAAAGTACTGGAACTCCTAGTGCGGGGTGGTCACAAAACGAAGAAATGGTAGATTGGTTAGCTATTCAATCTCCCAAGATATTTAAAGCGTTTCAAGAATTAAATATATTAAACTGATTTTAAGACGTTAACAGCGTCTTATTTTTATGTCCGAAATGACGTTTAAACTAATCTTGTCTTGCAGGTAGACGTTTAAACACTGCATCGAAGTGGATGGCACCACGATTAAAAACATGCTCGATAGAAAGGTATCAAAATGGAATTCTTAAAGGCGATATTAGGGGATAAGTATCCAGAGTTTGAAGCAGCTGTAAACACATATAACGAATCACCAGAAAACAAGGATAAGCAGGTAAAGCTTGCTGACTTGGGCGGTGGTGGCTATGTGAGTGCAGAAAAGTACAATAAGGCAGTAACAGAGAGAGATAATAATAAAACTCTGCTGGAAACGGCTAACAAGGCCTTAGAACAGTTTAAGGACGTGGATGTAACTCAGCTGCAAGGAGAAATTACTAAGCTCAAAGGTGACTTATCTACCAAAGAGGCAGAGTTTAACACTAAGCTTACAGAAATGGAGTACACAGGAGCCGTTAGCAAGTACTTTGAAGGGTATAAGTTTACTTCTGAACTTGCCAAGAAGGCAGCAATGGAAGAGTTTAAAGGCAAAGCGCTTAAACTTGAAAATGGTCAGTTTCTTGGTGGAGATGACTTCATGAAACAGCTTAAGGAAGCTAATCCCACAGCGTTTGTACCGGAAGATGATGGAACAAAGCCTCCTGTCATTGTAAAACCAACTAACCCACGTAAACCAGGTGAAAAAATGTCATTGCAGGATGCTATGAAATATGCAAACGAGCATCCGGGAACTGATATTAAAACATTAATCTAAGAAAGAGGTAATTAATTATGGGTATTTTTGATAGTAAGAATTTTAATAGTGAAGTATTTATGGCATATGCCGAAAAGACACCTAATTTAAACAGAAATGAGTTACTTAAATCCAAGGCCATTCGTCCAAGACAGGATTTAGCTGCTAAGTTTAGCGATCAAGTAGGCGGTAACTATGCGACAGTTCCTATTTTCGGAAGAATTGGAGGAGCAGCACAGAATTACAACGGTAGTACTGACATTACTGCCAATAAATTAAAGACTTATACACAAGGACGTGTGGTTGTAGGACGTGCTAATGCATGGGTAGAAACAGACTTTTCCTATGATATCACAGGTAGCACAGATTTCATGGCTCAGATTGCTTCTCAGGTGGCAGAGTACTGGGATGATGTAGACCAGGCTACTCTGTTAAGTGTTCTGAAAGGTATCTTCTCCATGACTGGAACGAACAACTTGCAGTTTGTTAATGGACATACACTGGATGTATCCGCTAATACAGATGCAACCGGTTATTTCGGAGCTATTACACTTAATAATGCCATCCAGAAAGCCCTGGGAGATAACAAGGCTAAGTTTACACTTGCAATTATGCATTCCGTAATTGCTACAGGACTTGAAAATCTTAATCTGTTAGAGTATATGAAATACACTGACAGTGATGGTATTGAGAGAGCTTTACCACTTGCAACATTGAATGGAAAGCTTGTACTGGTAGATGATGCTATGCCAGTTGAAAATGTACCTGCAGCCGGTGAAGTGGCAGCTTATGATAAGTACACAACCTATGTATTAGGTGATGGAGCTATTGAATATACAGATTGCGGTGCTAAAGTTCCTTATGAAACTGACAGAGATCCCGCAAAGAACGGTGGACAGGATACACTTTACGGTAGACAGAGAAAGTTATTCTCTCCTTATGGTATTTCCTACACAGATTCAGCAATTTTATCTCCCACAAATGCAAACCTTGAGACTGGTTCTAAATGGGCGTTAGCAAATAGTAATGAGGGTGGTTCTTCTGAATACTTCCCTCATAAAGCTATTCCTATCGCCAGAGTAATTACAAGGGGATAAGAAAGGATAAGGGAATGGAGTACATAGATTACACGTATTACACAGATACCTATAAAGGCAGTTCCATTCCCGTAGCTGCCTTTAATAAACAAGCCATGAAAGCCCAGCTGAAAGTTGATTATTTTACTTTTAACCGAATTGATACCACTGCAGATTATATGGAAAGAGTAAAAATGTGCTGCTGTGATCTGGCGGAACAGATATATACTTTTGAGACTGCTGAAAACATGATGGGTAATGTATCTTCTGAAAAGGTAGGCGATTATTCAATATCATTTAATAATCCAGTGGATTCGGCTAGTTTGAGTAGTGCCAAAATGCGTTCTTGTATCTATGAATGGCTTTCTATGACAGGTCTTTTGTATAGGGGGTTATGCTGATGTTTACCAATGCAGATTGCACGGTCTATTTTAGTCGTAATGGCGGTTTTATAAGGCAAGCTATAACAGATGTATTCTGGTCTGAATCCAGGCAGTCTAATGTCCTTAAAACAGGTCTGACAAGTGCCGATGCAGTTAAGTTAATGATACCAATATCTAGTGCGAATGATTTGATTTTCACACAAGGAAAAGATATTGTCATGAAAGGTATTATTGACTTTGATTTTGATAATACAAGTCAAAAAACTGTATCAGATAGTAGAAGATCACTGGAACTTCTGGGAACGGTCTACACAATTAATATGGTAGATGACAAGCGTTATGGCAACACAAGGATGAAGCACTGGGATTTATCTTGTAAGTAGGTGATTGAATGGGATTTAACGGGAATCTTGAGATAAAATCAGCGGACATTATGCTAAAAGCACGAGGACTTGAACCAGGTGGAAAGGTACAGAAATTCATTGATAGTGAAATGATAAGAGTTATGGACCCATTAACGCCAAGACTAAACGGAATATTAATCAAAAGTGTTACTCTTGGTACTGTAATCGGTAGTGGTAATCTTGAATATTCTGATCCAAAAGCCCGATACCATTATTACGGTAAATTGATGGTTTCTCCTACTACAGGCAGCTCATGGGCTATGAAAGGGGAAAAGAAGATACTAACTGACAAAGATATGGTTTATAATGGTGCACCTCAGAGAGGGCCTCATTGGTTTGATAGAGCTAAAGCAGATAATAAAGAGGATATATTAGAAGGAGCCAGAAAGGTGGCAGGTGTTCAATGAATATAATTGAAGTAGTGCAACATACCTTGTCTGAATTTCCTCAGATTGCTGCACTTAATAATGGGTTGGAAATTGATTTTACAAAATCAGATACTGACAATTGTGGTTTATACCCTACAGGCGATCAAATTGTAAAAGAGGATATTATCGGGAACCAAGACAGGCAACATAATTTTGTACTATATGGTAGGTTTCAGTCATTCGTAGAGTATGACAGACTTGTCAATAGTACTTTTCTTTTAGACTTGGCTTATTGGTTAGAGAAAGCAGCAAAGAAACAATCGATAGAGGTAACTATTAACGAAAAGACTGTAACGGGTACACTTGAAAAGTTAAGAAGTGCCAACGGAATGATGTATAGTTATGATAATGAGACATTAACCGGTCCGGTAACATACCAGTTACAGATTTACGCAGAATACCATTTAGAAATGGAGGATTAAACATGGCAACAGGTGATAAATTAGAGAGAAAGTATCTCATACATTATGTTGATTCATCTTTCGGGGGAACAGTATCCTATGAAAGAATCGGTAAGGATTTAGAGGAATACAATATTGAACTTAACCCTGATGTGGAAACTATTAAAAACATCTGGGGAGAGACTTCAAACACGGTTAAGGGATTTGAACCAAGCTCTTCTGTTGATACATATTATGCACGTGAAGGAGATCCTTTATTTACGCAGCTATCTACAATTATTAACACACGTTCCACAGGTGTGAAGCTTGAAACAACAGTTGTTGATTTACTGATCACTGAATCTGGTACGGTTGTATGGGCATACAGAGAAAATGTTCTTGTTGTACCGCAGAGTATGGGTGGTGACAACGGCGGTGTGCAAGTTCCTTATGAAATTATGTACAACGGAAGCCGTACAGCAGGTACATGGAATAATACCACCAAGACATTCACACCATCAACCGAAGAATAATAATTTAGAGGGGCGGTCACATTGACCGTCTCTTTCTTTAAAAGAAGGAGATTAATATATGTCAAAGTTGACCTTAAATACAGGTGTGAAAACCTATGATATTGAGGATGAAACGGGTAAACCACTAGGCACTATAAGTATTTATCCTAACGATTTTAATATCGGAAAAAGAGCGAAAGAAACGCAAATAAAGATAGGCGCTTATATAGATTCTGCAGAACTACTTGCAACGCAGGATGGAGAAGAAGCGATTGAACAAATTAGTGAGCTTGACATAAATATAAAATCCGAATTAGATTACTTGTTTAATTCAGAGATATCCAAAACTGTTTTCGGAAATCTCCATTGTTTAGATGTTAACCCGAATAATGGAAAGTATTTCATTGAAAACTTTCTGGATATGATCATACCGGTTATTAATTCTGAATTGGATAATTCTCTTAAAGCATCTAAGAAAAGAGTTGATAAATACACAAGCCAGGTGATTGATGAATGATTGGAGGACTTCCAAAACAGCTTGAAGTAGATGAGGTGATGTATGATATTCGTACAGATTACCGTAATTGCTTATTGATATTAGAAGCTTTTAATGATCCAGATAATCTATTGGATGATGCATACGAAATCATGCTAAAGGTATTATATAAGCAACTGCCGAGCAATACCAATGAAGCTATAGAAAAGGCTCTTTGGTTTTTAAATTGTGGTGGTAAATATGAAAAAAATCCCAAAACAGAAAAACCAGTCTATGATTGGAATAAAGATGAACAAATGATATTTTCAGCTTTAAACAATGTTGCTGGGCAAGAAATACGTTCAGTAGCATATATGCATTACTGGACTTTTCTAGGTCTTTTCCAAGGAATTGGAGAAGGCTTTTTTACTACCGTAATTAGTATACGACACAAATTAAACATAGGTAAAAAACTGGATAAAAGCGAAGAAGAGTTTTTTAAGCAACACAAAGACTTGGTAACACTCAAGCCGAAGCGTTCACAGGAAGAGCAAACCCGTATTGATTATATTAATCAGATGTTCAGTTAGGGGGTGAGTAACCATAGCAGACGGAACATTAAAATTTGACACCAAAATAGATGACAGCGGATTTGTAGAAGGCATACAAAATATGTCCAGTAAGCAAATTGGTCTCCAAAATTCCATTAAAAAGACCCAATATGACATCGAGAAACTTGAAAAAGCAATGTCTGATATGCAGAATGCCGAAGTACCAACACAGGAATACCAAGAGATTCAGCAACAAATAGAAGCTGCACAAAAAAAGTTGAGTGGATATCTTGAAACAGAACAGAGGATGAAAGATACCGGTGCTGATCTCGGAGGTCAGGGCTGGAAAAACCTGCAGTGGAAAATTGAAGATGCTAGAAATACTATAAAATATGCAAAAGCTGAGTTGCAAGGCCTTGAGGAATCAGGCAATGCAGTTACTATAGGTGGAGACACTACAAAGTTATCAGATATGCAAAATAAGCTTGAATTACTTAAAGGTAGGCTGACACAGTACCAGGCAAAATTAAGAGAAACAGAAGGTCAGGAAGAGAAAAGCACGGATTCTAGTACCAGGCTTTCAAGAATATTAGGTAGACTTTCCTTGTCGGCTCTTAAAGCCTGGACAGGCATGAAAAAACTTGGAACAACAGCGAAAACAATTGCTTCTGGCTTTGGAAAAGTTGCATCTGGTGTCGGTAAGGCTATTGTCGGTATTGGAAAATTAACAGGAAAAATGTTTAGTGGGCAAAAAGGAGCAAAGGGATATAACACTGGATTAAAAGAAGTTCTTAAATCCATGATCCTGTATCAAGGATTAAGCAAAATCATGGGTGCCCTCACAGAAACATTATGGGGAGCGCTGAGAACTAATAGTCAATTTGTATCTAGCCTTGCACAAGTTAAAGGAAATCTCTTTACTGCATTTCAGCCTATCTTTACTGCAATTATGCCGGCTATCAATATTATGATGCAAGGCATTGTTAAGTTAACCGGCTATTTAGCTCAGTTTACCTCTATGTTGTTTGGGCAGTCTGTTAAGTCTAGTCAGGCAGCAGCAAAGGCGCAATATAACCAAGCTAAAGCGTTAGATGATACAGGCAAATCCGCTAAAGATGCAAAAAAGCAGTTATCAGCACTCGATGAACTCAACAACACAACGGAGAATGATTCTTCAAGTGGTGGAGGTAATGAGGATGGAATAGCCCCGGACTTTGATACTAATATAGATACATCCCAAGGGGTTTCAGATTTTGCGAGTAAGCTAAAAGAGGCATGGAATACGGCAGATTTTACCGAAATTGGTGAAATAGTTGCAAGCAAGATTAACGGAGCCTTAGAAGCAATAAACTGGGACAGCGTTCAAGGAGTATCCCAGAAGGCTGCAAAGTCTATTTATACCTTTATAAATGGCGCTGTAGACGGCTTAGACTGGAAACTTGTAGGCAGCACAATAGGCAATGGCTTAAATACTGCTGTACAATTCGCTGATACCCTTATTACAGGTATTAAGTGGGATAAACTAGGCAGTGGAATAGGAACCGGCTTACAATCTGCTATTAAAACCATTGACTGGGCAGGCATAGGAAAGCTATTATCCGATGGAGTTAATTCCATATCCAGTTTTATAAATAACTTCTATAAGTCGGTTGACTGGGTAGGTTTTGGCAGTAATATAGCATCTAGCCTTAACACTGCAGTAACAAACACGGACTGGTCAGCAGCAGGGCAAGCTGTAGGAAATGCGCTTAATATCATTATAGAGACTGCTTACGGATTTATAACTACTTTTGACTGGAAGAAATTCGGACAAGGGATAGCGGACGAGATTAATGCCATACTGACAACCACTGACTGGGTAAAGCTTGCTAAAGGTGCCTCTAAGCTCGTTACAGGTCTATTAGATACATTGACCGAAGCTATAAAAGGTATTGACTGGGAGCTTGTAGGTACTACCATCGGTGATATGCTTTCTGAGATAGATTGGGGAGGTATCGCAGGAGGATTAATTGATTTACTGGTTGCTGCTTTTAATGGACTAGTTTCAACTGTATTTGGTATCGGTGAGACTATCGGCAAGAATATCATGGATGGCTTAAAGGATGGTGTTACCTTAAGTGACATCATAAAGAATGCAGCCACATGGGTTAACGAACATATCTTTAAGCCAATAGTAGACAATATCAAAAGTCTATTTGGTATACATAGCCCAAGTACAGTTATGAAGGAAATCGGAACATTTATTATGCAGGGAATGATAAACGGCATTACATCCCTTGTTAGCTCTGTTAACGAGAAGTTTAAGACACTTGTTAGTGATGTAAAGAGTTTCTTCACGGGACTTCCCGGATGGTTTGAAGGAAAATTCAACGATGCATTAGCAAAGATAAAAGCCGTGTTTAGCGCCTCTGCAATGAAAACCCACTTTGAAAGTGTATGGACTAATATCAAGTCAGTATTTAGTGGTGTGGCAACATGGTTTAAGGATACATTTACGACCGCCTGGACAAATGTTAAGAATGTCTTTTCAACAGGCGGTAAGATTTTCTCTGGGTTGAAAGAAGGAATAGCTGACACCTTTAGAACGGTGGTTAATAAGCTCATAGACGGAATAAACGCTATTATCGCAACGCCATTTAACAAAATAAACGATATGATATCCATTCTGAAAAAGGTTCCAGTTGTAGGCCCTTTTCTGAGTGGTTTTTCTTTACCCGTTCCAAAGATAGATCGCATCCCGGCATTAGCAAACGGTACTGTAGTACCTGCCAATTACGGCAGCTTTTTATCTATCTTGGGTGATAACAAAAAGGATCCTGAAATTGTTTCACCTGTACCCACAATGGAGCAGGCTGTAGAGAATGTCTTAAGACGTTTAGGCGTTGGTGGTAATGGTGATATCTCGCTTTATCTGACCCTTATAAAAGACGGCAAGAAAGAATTTGAAGATATGGTGAAAATTAATACTGAACAGGCATCACAGGGGAATTTATCCTTTGCACTTAACTATTAGAGGGAGGTAGGAAATGGGATTTCAAGGATACCACATAAAGAATACAGAAAACGAAAATATCTTTCCTTCCTCTATCTTAAAAGAAGGCGGTGAGGGGTACCATGCCACACCGGACATGATCCAGGATAAGGATGCATATACAGACGGTTATGGAGAAACACGCAGGAATCCTCTGCCACACACAAAATCCAAGGTTTATCTTAATACTGTTGACCACATACCAGAAGCAATTAAGTTGTCAATACAAGCGGTACTAAACAATAGAGTACTTATGTATTTAGAATATTGGAATGATAACATTCATGCTTATAAGACGGGCAAATTCTATATGACTGATATCGACTGGAAACATGAAAGTATTGATCCCAAAACATATGAGATAACCTATGCAGGCATTGCTATTACACTTATTGAATATTAAAGGAGTGGTTCAGTGTTAAATATACCCGAAGAATTAAAATTAATTTACCGTAATGATAGAATTCCGATTGTTCCACAATTAGCGCTTAAGGAATTATCTTTATATTTCCCTGATTTAGATTTAACTATTGCGACAGATCGTATAGTTGACGATAGTTTTGAATTACAGGAGAATTTGTGTTCCAGTGATGATTTAACAATCGGTGCTTGTGAGGGAGCCGGTCTTAGAATAACAGTTGCTAATTTAATACAGGACTTAAGTGGTTATGAATTTATAGTTACACAGACTGTTAATGGTACCTACACAATGCCACTTGGTACATATCGTGTTGATTCCTGTAAGAAACAAAATGACCTATGGTTTCGTGAGATTGTAGCCTATGACAGTATGATAAAGACAAACATCGATGTATCACCCTGGTATAATGCATTAACATGGCCTCAGACAGTAAAATCCATGCGTGAATCCTTGTTAACTTACCTGGGAATTGCATATGAAGAACAGACGATTACAAATGACACTGTGACAATCCCCAAGACGTTAAATCCGGCTTCTTTACTTGGTAGAGATGTATTAAGACGTTTGTGTGAAATTAATGCCGGATTCGGGCATATAACAAGGGAGAATAAGTTTAAGGTTATCCAGCTATCGGGATTGGGATTATATCCGTCAGAGGAACTTTATCCAGCAGAAGATTTATTCCCGTCTGAATCAGGTGAGTATCTTACTGCTGGTTATGAAACGGCTGATTATGAAGAATACATTGTTGAACCAATAACCTCTATTACCATCAGGGAAGATGACGATGACTTTGGCACAACTGCAGGCACTACAGGAAATCCATACATTATAACTGGAAACTTTTTATTATATGGCAAGACTGGTACAGAGGTACAGCCGATAGTAGACGAAATGTTGTTACAGGTAAAGAACAAGTTCTACCGTCCGCACAATACCGTAATGATGGGTCTGCCTTACCTAGAAGTTGGAGACAGTGTAACACTTATTACCACAAATGATGCAATTGAATCCTTTGTATTCCGACGTACATTAAAAGGCATACAGGCTCTAAAGGATAATATATCTGCAACCGGTAATAAGGTACGCAGGCAGACGGTAGGGGTTAACACACAGATACAGCAGCTTAATAGTAAAACCTATAAGCTTAAGCAAGGTGTTGACGGCTTAGAGGTAGAGTTAGCAGACACAGCCGAAGGGCTGGAAGCTATGATATCCTTTACTGCAGAAGGGCTACAGACACAGATTACAGATAATAAAGAGGATGCTGAAAGCCAGTTTATACAACAGGCTGACCAAATAGCACTCAGGGTTACAAAAGGTACAGTAAGCAGTGAAATATCACTGGAATCTGGTCAGGTTACTATATCAGGAAACAGATTAGTTGTTAATAGTACAAATTTTCAACTAGATGGTAGTGGTAATGCTACGTTTTCTGGCAATGTTACAAGTGCAAACATGACAGGTGGAACAATAAACGGTTCTGAATTTGTTCAATCCAATGGAATATTTGGAAGAACTGAGATAAAAGACGGAATGGTTACAGCTTTGCAAATTATGCTAAGACCTGTTGCTGCAGGTGGAGGAAGTTTTGCCGGAGATTCAGCTGGTTATTTGTTGATAAGTTCCGCAACAATGGGTTTTTATAATGGAAGTACAATGACATTTTCAGTCACTCGAGGTGGTTCTATTTCTTGTACAAGCTTAGATATTAATGGTGTTGCTCCTTCGCTTTCAGGACATACACACAGCAGTTTATACAACGGCACTAATCAGGTATTTCTTGGTTCTGGCGGTGGATTTGCTTCACAAAACGGTGGAGATTTAGGCTCACCAACATTTCGATGGGGTACAGTATACGCACAAACCGGAACGATAAACACATCTGACAGAAAACTTAAAAACTCTATCGAAGATTTACCAGAGATATATGAACAACTTATCTTAAGATGTAGACCTGTACGGTTTAAATATAACGACGGTACAAGTGATAGATACCACACTGGATTCATAAGTCAAGAAGTTGAAGAATTAATGATTGAACTTGGTATCGATAGTAAGGATTTTGGTGGATTTGTAAAGGCTCCTATCTATGAAATTGTTAATGAAGACGGAGAGTTTGATACTAGCAGTCCAATAATCGGATACATATACATGCTGCGGTATGAAGAATTTATATCCCCGGCATTCCAGGTTATAAAGAAACAACAGGATCAATTAAAATCACAAGAAGAAAGAATGAACGCAATAGAGGAAAGAATAAAAGCTCTGGAAGAAGGTGTGAAGAATGGATAAGGTATATTATGAGATTGACTGGCAAAACTCTCCCAGTACAGCAACCTCACTTGGCAGGACAAATTTAAGGAAAGTAGACGTTGCTTTAAATACTATAGATAATCGAGTGGTTGCAATGGATACTTCTAAGGCAAACCAAAGTACTATGAATGGAGTAGTACAATCCATTACATTCAATGAATCTACCGGAGTATTAACAATAACAAAGGTTAATGGAACCAACACAACGATTGATACTAAGCTTGAAAAACTAGCTGTAAACTTTGTATATAACCCAGAAACTCAGCAATTAGATATTACACTTGATGATGGAACAGTGCAACATGTAGATATGTCTGCACTGGTAACACAATACGAATTTGAGGACACCGATACGGTGTCTTTTTCAGTTGAATCAGACGGAACTATTAAGGCAGGAATTATACTGGGATCCATTACAGGAGAATACCTGCAACCAGATTATCTGGCAGACATAATTGTACAAGCTAATATTTCGGTTGCAAATGCAAATTTATCTAAACGGTATGCAGTTGGAGGGGTTGAAACCGGCGACGATACTGATAATGCAAAATTTTACAAAGAAAGAGCAGAAGAAGCAGCAGCAGAGGCAGAAGCTATTGCAGGATTTAATCCCCTAGATTATTATAATAAAACAGAGATTGATGCAGCTGTAGGCGATAGGTCTTTATTACCAACACCAAACGCTGATTTGGTGGAATCTATTAACGAAATTAGTGTAAAAGTTATTAAAAGTGTTAAAGATTATGGAGCTAAAGGAGATGGGGTAAGTGATGATACTACTGCAATACAATCGGCAATAGATGCAATTTCGCCTTATATATGGCAAGGAAGCGCAGGTTCAACCACACACGCAGTAAAATATGGATCACTAGGATTTCCCAAGGGTGTTTATAGAATTACTTCAAAATTAAAAATAAATGCTGGTATAAAGTTTGTGGGGGTGGGGATTGAAAAAGGAAGCGACTGGAATACTAGGGAAACTCAAGCTTCCTGTATTTTTGTTGATTATGACAACGAGTCCGATTTTGCATTTGATACGTGTCCTTATAATACTGCTGGAGTAAGGGTAAATAATTATTTAGGAACCGGAGCTGATGTAAATGATGGTTTACACTCCACTTGTGAGGGTATAGAGTTTCATAATATGACTTTCTATACTAACAAAACTGTTCGAGGGTTTAATATGGCGCTAAGTCCAAGTTTTATTATGAACAACTGTTTTGTAAAAGGTTTTACTTTAAGCATAAGATTTTCCGCTACATGGTATAGTTCAATTATCAATACTACTATGATTTCTAGATGGAGAGGTATTTCTGCAACGAACTCAACTAATAATCTAAACTTGTATAATGTTGGAATAGCGCTTGCCCCAGATCTTCCATCTTATGTATCTACTTTAAATGATGGATGTGAGTATGATTTAAGTTTCAAGGCGAGTTGTGGAATAACTGGAAACTATATAGGTATAAATGCGTATGGTTTAACCATTGAGTGGTTCTCTGATATGATAAACCTAGGAAATAGTACGGGAGAACTATATGGTATATGGACGGAGCAAATAACTTCAACACTGATATATTCCTATTATTCTAATTTGGATATTTCCTTTAATAATATTCATTGCCAAATGGCGGATGTCTTAAATGTGGTCGATTCAAATTTAAGGATTACATCACTAAGTAGAGATTATAATTATAGTAAAATTACTGGATGGCTGGACGCAACTGATGTTCCAAAGGTGACCTTAACAGGTTTTAAACCAAAAGCTGCCGATGGAGTTCATATGAATGACAGAGCGCTAAGGTCAGTGTTTACTGACAATTTAAACAACAAATCTACAAAAGCTCTTATATATGTGGACAGTGTAGATGGTAATGATATTAATTTTGGAGACACGGAATCTAGGTCATTAAAAACATTAAAAGCGGCGATTAAATACAGTCAAGAATTGGGTAAACAGGTTAGTATATTACTAAAAAGTGGTCAGACATTTGATATTGATTATACGTCAATCAGTACCAATGACTTAGTTATATCAAGTTTTGGTTCTGGTAGCAAACCAATAATTAATTTTAGTTATGAATATAGTGGGATAAGCTTTAACATACCCAAAGCATTTATTACGTTTAAAAACTTAACAATAAATAATTATGGTGCAAAAAATGATGGGTATAGGGGCATTGCTTCAATGTCTGTTCGCGGAGTGCTAAATGTTGAATTTATAGATTGCTTTATTAATCTCGCAACAAACTCGCATGTTGTAGGAGCCCAAGCAAATGGTTCTTACCTTGCAAATATAATCTATGAAAACTGTACAATAGATGGATATGGGGAAACAAAAACCTATGGTAGATTGTCATATGATATATATAGAGATGCAGGTGATATTAATGCATGGAATGATATTGCAATTAATGAATATGCTTTTCATACTACAAAAAATGCATTAATTTTAGGATATGGTGTTGCCAATATTATGCAGAAAATACATAGCACATTAGATCCTTGATAATAACCATAAATATTGTCAATAAATGTGGCAAATTGTTGATATTAGAACTAAAGAATGATATAATTTTTATAAAAATCATGGAGGATTTTATGAAAAGGTATATTGGGATAGATGTAATAAAAACACTTGCCGCGTTCTTTGTCATTTCTGTGCATTTCTTCTTACATACTTCTTATTATTACACTGATTTAATATTGTGTAGAAATTTATTTTTTCAAACTTGTTTAAGATGGACGTTTTTGATATGCGTTCCTTTGTTTATGATATCAACTGGGTTCCTTCAAAATGGCAAGCAAATAGATACTAAATATTATAAAGGAATTCTGAATGTGCTGGGAATTTATTTGATTTATTCTATTGCTGCTATCCTTGTAAGAAGTATGTTTTTCGATGAGAATAAAAGTGTATTATCATGGATATATGAAACAATTGGATTTAAAGCAAATCAATATTCATGGTATATAAATATGTTTATAGGATTATTCCTTTTAATACCATTCTTAAACTTAATTTTTAACAATTTGAAAAGCAGAAAACAATCATTAATACTAATTACTATATTACTATGTTTATGTGGATTACCAAGCTTTTTTAATTATATGCCTATTACAAGTGGCGGAACGGGTGCATTATTATTCCCTGACTGGTGGATTGGTATATACCCAATATTATATTATTTTATAGGATGTTACATAAAAAAATATGAACCCAAGATAAATAAAATAATAATTATTGTTTCCTTTTCCGCTATAATTGTTCTTGAATCTGCATTAACATTTTATTTCTCAAAAGGTGGTAATTTTGTAACAGCAATAGGCGAATATAGTTCTATTTTAGTAATTTTTTCAGCAACATTATTTTTCTTATTCTTTTACAATGTGGATATTAAAAATAATGTAATATCTAATATATTAAAAAAAATATCTTCTGTTACATTAGACATATATTTAGCTTCATATATTGTTGATAAGTTTGTATATCGGTATGTCATATCAGAAATATATGAATCAAATTTTCAAATTATATTTTATTTTGCTCCTATCGTAGCAACTGTAATAATTATTACTACGATAATTGGTCTTACTAGAAAATTTGTGACAGATATGGTAATAAAGTTAGTAAAAATAAGAACGATGTAGAATCGGTGTTTTACAGTCAAACAGAGGGGCTCAGGCTCCTCTTATTATTTTACGAAAATACGAGGATAAGGACATGAATAAAATTAAGGCAATTGCTACAGGGGTTTTGGCAACATTAACAGGATGGTTAGGAATATTAGCCATACCTATGTTTTTGCTTATATTAGCAAATCTTATTGATTATATTACAGGCATCATGGCAGGTCCTAAAAGAGGACAAACAGTCAACAGCTATAAGAGTTTCAAAGGTATAGCGAAAAAGGTGTGCATGTGGCTTCTGGTGGCTGTGGGGGCTATGATAGACCAACTTATCCTATATGCCGGAAGTACAATAGGTATTACACTACCATTTACATTCCTAGTGGCCTGTATAGTGGCTGTTTGGCTTATCTGTAACGAAATTATCAGTATACTTGAAAACATGGTTGATATCGGTGTTAAGATTCCACCTTTTATGGCTCCTATTGTTAAGAATATTAAGAAGCAGGTTGAGGATAAGGCAAATATAAAGGAGGAAACCAATGAATAAAACAACTTCTGCAGCCGGCATAACTCTCTTAAAGCAGTTTGAGGGTTGCCGGCTGGTTGCATATAAGGCATTGCCTACAGAACAGTACTATACAATCGGTTATGGGCACTATGGAGCCGATGTTACTGCTAATATGACAATTACACAGGCACAGGCAGAAGCCATGCTTAAAAACGATTTAAAGCGGTATGAGAAACCTGTTAATGACTATGTACAGGTTGAGATCACACAGAATATGTTTGATGCCCTGGTATCCTTTTGCTATAACTGTGGCGGGGCTGCGCTAAAAGGTAGTACACTGCTTAAGAAACTTAATACAAAAGATTACATAGGAGCAGCTGCACAGTTTGCGGTATGGAATAAGTCTGGCGGTAATGTTATTAATGGACTAATCAAGAGAAGAGTAGCCGAAGCTGAGTTATTTTTGAAAGGGTATGGAGAGTATACACCAACTACAATCATAACACCTAAGTCCTCAGTGAAGGACATTAAATGGCTACAGGAGAAGCTTAACGCTGCTAAGACAGGTTACACTATACCAGTTACGGGAATATTCGATTTTAAGACCCGTATAGCTGTGCTGCTGTTTGCAGATTATAAAGGGTGGACCAGCTATATTAATACTACCGGTTACAATGTTGGGCTTGGAACAATAAAGTCATTATCAACCATATAGGCTAACCCAGTTAATTACATGTTGCAAAATGTAATATTATGTTATAGGATATAATTACTATAAGATAAAAAGAGGTGTGCCTTGAAAACTCTTAAAAGCACTCAAGAACTAATAGATATAATGAAAAATAACGGTATAGAATTTAATATAGTGGATGAAGTAAATGCATCAAAATTTATGGAATCTAATAACTACTATATGAAATTAACATCATATCGAAAAAACTATCTCAAGTATATCGATGAAAACGGTAAACAATTCTATCAGTCTCTTGAGTTTGCTTATTTACAAGACTTATCTAGAATTGACATGTATCTAAGGCATCTTATACTTAAAATGTGTCTTGATATTGAACATTCAATAAAAACAAAAATGTTGAATTTTATTTCTTTAAAGTCAGATGAAGACGGATATGGTATTGTAAAAAAATTTCTAGACGAAAAAGATACTAAAAAGATTATTCAAAATAGTATTAGCATACATAGCTCAAGTGATTATTGCAAGGATCTAATCAAAAAGTATAATAATCAGTATCCATTATGGGTATTTTTTGAAGTTATATCGTTTGGCGACTTATGTAAATTCTATAAATTTTTTTGCATAGACTTATATCCTGGAGAATTTCAGTATTGCGATTTATTGTTCCAGGTGCGAAGTTTGAGAAATGCAGCCGCTCATAACAATTGCCTGATAAATAATTTGTATCAAAAGAGTGATATAAGCATTGCAAAATCTACGATTAGCCAGTATGTGCAAAATATAGACAAAATCAGCAAGAACCAACGTAAGGTTAGATTGAAAAACTTTTTTATTTGTGACTTTATTTCGTTATTGTATTTTTTTAATTATATAGTTGATAGTTTAGGGGTTAAAAAGAGCAGATATGCTGAACTGGATGAACTATTAAATCAAAGAATGTTAAAAAATTCTGCTTATTATAAAGACAACGATATCGTTAAAAATAGTTATAATTTTTGCAAATTAATCGTTGACAATATGAAAATTAACGAATATACTAACATTACGAAGTTAAAAAATCAATAAATGATTTTTGTACGGGGCGAGCCAACCACTTGCCCCTATTTTTTATGTCCAAATATTACAATAGAAAAATCCCCCGGCTCACGTACCGGGGGAAAGGGATGGTATTGCTTCTCTATCACTTCTGCTCTAGATATTTGTAGAATAGCATGAATGGATTATTAATGTCAATTAATAAATAGCAATGTAGTTAATATACACCTTACAATCATCAGGTTTCACAATTGTATTATCCGCGTAAGGGAAATCCAGTTCAATTGTAACTGTTCTTCCGGCCTTCACTTGAATAAAATAAGATGTGGTATCAAGATTCTTACCATTTTTGTATAATGCTATATTGACAGGTATTGAGTATGCATCATAAGTACTAGTATTTTTAACTTTAACCTTTATTACATCAGAATCAATTGATGTACTTGTTTTTATTGCTGAAAAATCATAATCCTTCATGCTTTCAGCTTTTTCTATCATTTCATTTTTAATCTTATTTACGCTTGCTTGGGAGACTGTATTTGTATCAGCAGCTTGTACTTTTTGTCCAACAGAAAAAATAATTACAACTGCTAATAACAGGCATAACACCTTTTTCATATTCATTCCTCCTGAATGTTTTAATTTATTTCAGTATGCAATATTTTACCATTAATGTCAATGGATTTACAAGCTTTTAATCATATTATAAGAAAAAGTACCATAGTTATACTATGATACTCTAAATTATTTCTTCCTTTTTTCAATTAAATATTTCTTATAATTTTCCATCTCCAAAGCTTCTTCATCTGTAAGAGTTTCTTTATAGTCAGGATCTAACAACCAGAATACGGGAACCTCTAATATTTCTGCTATTTTATATATTTGTGCAATAGTCATTTCCTGACTTCCGCGTTCCAGTTTAGAATAAGCGGATTGCACAATACCCATTCTTTGTCCCATTTCACTCTGTTTAATATTTTTACTGGTTCTTATATAAAATATTCTGTTTCCCATACTAACATAATCGAACATAAAAACACCTCATAATCATCTTAGCATGAGGTAATTTTTCTAACAATATGGTCTAGAGTTATATTCTTTAAAATCTTAATATATTCCGATAAAGAATAATATGTATATTAATAGTAAATGAAATAGGAAAATATTAAGATAATATGAAATAAATGTTAAATTTTATGAAACAATTTCCATTGTGTTACAAGGTTAATTCTGGTAAACTATCAATTAGGAGAATACTTAGGCACAATAGAAACAATTTAAATAAATTATTAGGGGGCGAGGACAAAAAACACTTGATTAACACAAACGTATGTTCTATAATAGTAATACGCAAATGAACGACAAGGAATGGAAGAAGATAACTTAGGCACCAGAAAGGGAAAGGGACAGATGGAGAAGGAGTTATGTTTAGAGGCGTTATATAAAAATATTTTAGAATGTGACGAGGAATTTAATAATTTTATTAATGCAAAATGTACCCAGGCAATTAGTTCAAACAAAACATATATAAATAAGGAAGCTTCTGGTTCAATTGATGAAGATGAGTTGTCCATAATGCGTGAAAAAATATGTTTTGTTGAAGGCGTAAGAACAGGAATTAACTTGTTGCTTACTATACAAAACTATAGTAAGGTTTTATAGTAAATACCCTGTAAGATACAATATAGCAGTTGCGAATAGCGCACAATATTGTAATATACATACATGGATAATGCTGTTAAAATCATTAAATCCAGTAAATACAATGGTTGCGCTATAGGCAATTTGCTAGACTAAGGATCTAGTGAGCATTGCGCTCGTACGGGTTCAAGTCCCGTCGACTGCAGTAATGAAAAACAAAATATAGTAAAAAGTATAGTAAACAGAGGTCAATCTTGTTCCTCTGTTTCTTGCTGTTTAGGTTCAAATATATCATTTATTCTATCGGCTGCTCGCTGGTCCATTTCAGCTATTACGTGTTGGTAAGTCGATCTTAATGTTGTAACAGTAGAATGACCTAATCTTTCGGCAGCAACTTTGTCAGGTATATTACTATTCATCATAACAACTGCATTGAAGTGTCTCAGATCATGCAATCTAATGGAAGGTATATCAAATTTAGCTAATAGCCAATTAAATCTATGAGAGTAATATGACGGAGATACATCCAGGATAAAGCAATTATCATTAACCGGTTTCGTTTCTTCTTTGTATTCTCTGAGTGTTTTAAAAACATATGATGGCCCTGTGATAATGCGGTTGCTAGTTGCATTTTTGGGTGACTTTATAAGATTTTTATTAAACCTTACATTGGTCTTGTTTATAGAAATTGTCTGTTTCTCAAAGTCAATATCACTCCATGTAAGACCGAAAATTTCTCCTCTTCTGAATCCCATGCCGGCACCTAATACTATCGGTATTCTATCATATTTATGCTTGGTATAGTCTAGTAGTTTTTTAAATTGCTCATTATCATATATCACGGGTTCATATTTAATTTTCTTACCTAAAATAACCTTATCTGCTGGGTTTTGTTTTAACATTCTGTTATCAACAGCATAATTAAAAGCAGCTTTTAAAAATTTATTTAACTTTATAGCTGTATTAATAGACATTTTGTGAACTTCTACTTTTTGCCTGATTCCATCAATTATCTTATATATTTCTTTCGTTTCAGCTAATTTCTCATTATAAAACTTGTCGAGAGTTATTGGTTTCACTTCATTTAATTTCATTGTATTAAAATACTTTTCAAAATGAACATCAATATATAATTTATAAAGCTCTGATGTTGTTTCTTGCCATTTTGCTCTTTCGTTTTTTCTAGGTTTTCCATTCCATATATCATAACCGGCACAGATTTTGTGATATTCTTTTAAGAATCCTATAAAAGTATCGGTATTACGTGGGACGTAATCACCATTTTCGATATCTCTCTCCAAGTCGGAAAGTTTTCTTATGACTTCCTTTTCAGTTTTCCCATACTTGGTCAGTTTTAAGTCTTTTTGATCGTTTTCACCTTTCAGTAAAAGATATCCGGCCCACCTACCTGCATTGGGACCGGATTTTATTTGATAAGTATACATTTTCATTTCTATATCTCCTTTATAAACTCAATGGCCTTTTTCAATTTATCACTAGTGATACCGGAATCGACACATTCTTTGATCAACATGTCATATTGGATATTTTCACCTGTTTCAAGGCCAGCAAGCCAATCAAGACTAACACCAAAAATATCATGAATTTTAATCATTATATCCAGTGTAGGGCGCATTTCTCCAGTTTCATACCTTGTCACACTTGATTTATTAATTTCAAGTTTCTGTGCCAATTCAGCTCTGGTAATCCCTGTTTCGTCTCTTAGTTCTTTTATTCTGTCCTTGATATCTTTCATTTTCCTTTAATCTCCTCTTTCATATTATAATGTGTTTGTTACGCAACTAAGTATACAACAAAAATATAAAATACGCAACAAATTTGTATTGACAAATATATGAATAGGGTATAGTATATAAGTACCAGTTGCGTTACACGCACTGTACAGCAAAGGAGGTGAGCGATTGAACGTCACAAAAAAAGAAAAATTCCTCAAACTTGAGTATTATAGAAAGAAATATGGATTTACTCAAGAACAGCTAGGAAAGCTTATTGGTATAAAGGCAACTGCTGCATCTACTGGTTACAGTAGTAAGATTAATAGGAGATCTCCTCTAAGATACGAAGAAATGGTTATTATTATGTCAGCTCTCAATAAGATGGCTGAAAAAAAGGGGGACCCATTATTAACAATGGATGAAATTTTTTTACCTTAAAAGTTGCGTTAAACGCACCAGTACATAATTTAAAATTTTATAAACAGAAAGGAGAAAAGTTTGAATAATCTTGTATCACTTAATGGAAATGATGTATTCACAAACAGCAAAGTCGTATCGGAAGGAACAGGAATAAGGCACGATAAATTAAAAGAATCCATACGAAAGCATGAAGTTAAGCTAAGAAAGTTAGGACAACTTTCTACCTCATATGGGGGAGAAAGTACAGGCGGTAGAAGATTAGAAGTATATGATCTTAATGAGCAGCAAGCGACATTCTTAATCACACTATTAAAGAATACAGAAAAAGTAGTAGATTTCAAACTAGAACTTGTCCGACAGTTCTACGAAATGCGACGTTTCATCCTGGAACGCCAATCAAACGAATGGATAGCCACCAGATACCACGGTAAGTTAACCAGAAAGGCTGAGACGGATACCATACAGAAATTAGTAGAGTATGCGAAAGGCCAAGGCAGTGAACACGCTGACATGCTATATGTTACATATTCTAAACTAGCCAACGGAATGACGGGTATTAAGAAAAGAGATGATGCAACGATATCGCAGCTTAATAACTTGGAGCTGGTAGAAAATATCATCCTGCATGTTATTGAAGCCGGAATTATGAGAGACAAGCACTACAAGGAAATCTATAAAGACTGCAAGAGCCGGTTAGAATCATTTAAGGATATCGCTTATATCGGACAAGCTGTATAACCAAATAAACGGAAAGGGGGAAAAGAGGATGAATAAACTCACTATTGTAAAAGAAGGAGATAAAACAAAATTCTTTCTGGATGATACAGAAGTGAAAAGCGTACTGAATTACAAAGTCAAAAGCTCCACTAACGGAGTAGCAGAGCTTGACTTAACGATTATGGTTGAGTTCCCTGTAACGCAGAATTAACCATTGTTGTTACTACACCAGAAGCAATTTTTACGAGAACATCAAGAGAATAAGAACCTATACTTTTTGCTTTTTCTTTGGTCTTATTCCATATTGTGTCAGATCGTATATCAGCTAGGAACCTGTGAGCCTTTGGAGACAAATCATTAATCAAGCATATTCCATCTAGAGTAAATTTACAGTCTAGAAAGAAGTCATCCGCTTTGCATTGTCTCAGATGATAAAGGATTTCTTCACCGTTATAAGTTTTTAAACGTTCCTGCTTGATATCATCTTCATCGAACTCAAATAACTTGCTGTACGTTGTAGTTTCTTCAACGGTTAACAAGATATCACGAATACAATCAGGATTTAATTTCATAAGTATTTCTCCCTTCATTAGTACTTGGCTACTGCAATAGCCTGTAAGGAGATTGTACCACAATATAACAAAATATTCCATAAGGAGGACAAACGTGAAATCAGAATATGAAATTGATCAGATGATTGAATTATTAGAAAAAGAATCAAAACGCACCCTTGAGTATTCCTGTATGACAAATATTAACCAAAGAATGAGATATCAGGCACAAATCAACGCATTAAATTGGGTTTTAGGTTTAGAAAATAATTTATAAGGAGGACAAGCAATGAAAATCTTTGATTACGCAGATCTTGGAAGTAAACATTCATGGGATTACACAGAGAAAGGAATAACACCAGAAGCAGACGGTATAAGACCTATTTGTGAGACTGATAGAGAAATACAAATGGGTGACTTGATTATTATTGATGATGTAGCATACTGCATCTGCTCTATGTCTGGCAGGACTTCTACAGAAGGCAATCATTACAATACCTGTTATGTAGAAAAGATGAAAGACCAAGACATTTTTATTAATGGTGAAGAGCCAGAGGATAAAGATTACACCAGTAATATAACCTGCCCATACTGTGGATATGAAAATCAAGACAGTTGGGAAGCGAGTGAAGATGAAGAAGAGGAATATTGTTCATGCTGTGGCAGCACATTTTCATATCAGCGGATTGTAAGCGTTGAATACTGTAGTCAACCAGTTAAAAAGAATGAAGCAATAACAATCAAATAAGGAGGACAAGTTATTGAACAATATAACAGTAACAGAATTTAAAGATATCCGGGTGTTAACCACTCAGCAGTTAGCGGATCAGTATGAAACGGATAGCAAGACTATCTCAAATAACTTTAACCGAAATAAGGACCGGTACCAGGAAGGTAAACATTACATATTGCTGCAGGGTGAAGATTTAAAATCTTTCAAAACGAATCATCAATTTGATGAATCGTCAAGAGTAAATCAATTATACCTCTGGACAGAAAAAGGCTGCCTGCTTCAAGCAAAATCTTTGGGTACAGATAAGGCATGGGAAACATACGAAAATCTTGTTGATACATATTTCGCTGCCAAGGATATATTTGCAGGTCTTACAGAAGAAATGAAAGTGTTACTGTCACATGATAAGAAAATCAAGATTGTCTTAGAGCACATGGAAAAGACAGAGGATCGCATGGACAAGCTAGAATTTGATATACCCTTGTACGGCTGTGAAGCAAAGGAACTATCTGACCATGTAAAACGAAAAGGTGTATTAGTAATGGGTGGTAAAATCTCTAATGCCTATAAGGATAAAGGGATTCGTCAGGAGGTATACAGAGACATATACGACCAGATTAAAAGAGAATTTGGTGTACGTGATTCTGCCGGAAAGAATATGACTTACCTTGCTTTAAAGAGAAAATATCTTGCAGAAGTACATGAATTTATTGATGCCTATCAACTTGGATATGCTCTGCGAGAGAAGATACAGGACACTAATAACCAATTAACACTAAACACCAAATAGGAGGGTAATACATATGTCAAGTAAATTAAAGCATGCTCAGAGGAGCCATAAAACGTTCAATAACAATACTCAGGTATTCAGAGACTTTGAATCCAGAGCATATCATTCTTCTGTAATTTCCAACAGCAAGAATTATAATGACCCTACTTTACCAATGCTTCTTTTAAGCAAGTTTGCAACACTTTTCAGAAGGAGAACTGGAAAGTAAAAATAAATAAGGAGGTAATGATGAACTTTAAAATAAGAGTAGTGGAGAATATTGGTGCATACAGCTATCGTAAGTTTGGTTCACCTGGAAGTATATTAAGGGTCATTGACGGGGTATTTAAAGATAAAGAAAGTTCAATATGGACCAATGATGGCGAAAAATATAATGATCCAGAAGACATCAATAAACATTTCAGCGAAAAAGATGAATGGCAGACATTATTCGAATTAGTAGAGGAGAACAGGATGACAAAGAGTGATTTAAAAACAGGTATGAGAGTTACACACAGGGATGGTGAAAGTCTTATAGTTTTACGCGGATGTGATTTTACCGGATGTATTCCAAGCGGAGAGGAAGATGTAATTGTAAATTTCGAAAAAAAGTCATGGTCCAGTTTTACACATATCAATGATGATTTAACAAACCAATGCAGGCATAGTTGTGACATTGTTAAGGTAGAATCACCAAGCCATCCATTTGATATCTTTGTTAATGCAAATTATTCAACTGTATGGACACGTAAGGAAAAGAAACTAATGACAATCGCAGAGATAGAGAAAATCCTTGGATATACGTTCGAGATAGTAGAGGAAAAGCCATGATACTCACAATACAGCTTCTACTGGTGGTAATCTTTGTAGGACAGTTTAATTCTCTGGATGTGGATTTGCTAACACCAAAGGAATTTCTGATAAGGGAAATCGTAATCCTATTGGTAATACTAATCCTGCAAATAATAAAACTGGCTGTAAGTACTCGCAATACTCACAGCCGGAAAGTTTAACAAAATTATCTAAGCCTATTATGGCAGAAAGAGAGGATTTGTCAAGTGGTCAATTTAATAAATGGATATGTGGTCGATGTAGACCCACTAAATTATACACTTAAAAAAGCTACAGGAGGTACTGACAAGCAAGGCAATCCTACTTATCGTACATACAGCTATCACGGAAGTTTAAAACAGGCTATTAAAGCTTGTGTGAGTCTCATACAGAAAGAAAAACTGGACAATGGGGCGTTTACACTCCAAGAAGCAATAGAGGTCTTAAATCAGTCTCAGAAATCTTTTGAGGAACTTTTGGACAATACTATCCATGAATTGGAGGTAGATGGCTGACAATGAAAATTTATATCGAAGGCTATAAGAAGAAATCGCTAACCCTGTTTAGGCTGTGTCTAGAAGCCAGAGAATATGGGCATGACGTAAATTTCGAGTATGTATCGGGACATGACAATGTGCAAATAGTGCATTATCAAAATGGGAACATAGCAAAGCTATTTATTATGGATTTAGATTTACTCGACCATACGGGAAAATTAGACGAAGCCATAGCTTACGTTACGGAACTGATAGAAGGTGATAACGATGTACGTACCTGATAGAGATATCCGTGGAAGCCATTCTGTTGATGTTGAAAATCCCTTAACCGCACAGATGATCGAATTAATGCGTGATAGAGGTAGAAAAGCAAAAGGGAATAGTTCAGAAGAGATAGAAACTAAGGACCTACCCTTTTATTATGATCCGCAAACTTATATCGAATTAGGAGGAAAGAAACCGTGGAAGAAAGAGCAATTATAGTATCCCAACAGGCCGGGATTATTAATACAAATTTTGAGGAATTAAAGGTTAGCATAACGGAACAGATGCAGGTGTATATGAGCCTGGAAGTAACAGAAGCCAATAAACCGGAACGTAAGAAAGATATTGCTACCTTGCGTAAGATTTCTAAGGCTTTAAATGACAAAAAGGTTGAAGTTAAGAATGAGTTCTTAACACCATATTACGAATTTGAGAACCAGGTAAAAGGTTTACAGGAAATTATATCCCAGCCTATCAATTTTCTTGACAACCAGGTGAAAGAGTATGAAGAAAAGCAGAGACTGGAAAAGATACAGTACATAAATGATACCTATACGGAATTATCCGGTGAACTTGCTGAACGTATTTCTTTATCCGTTTTATATGACAGCAAGTGGGAGAATGCAACTGTAAGTAAAAAGACTGTAAAAGATGATTTAACAGATAAAATAGCTGAAATACAGCAAGGAATCGCGGTTATTAAAGGAATGAACTCTGACAAGTCAGAAGCTGCTCTTGAGATGTATTATGAGAACTTAAATCTTCCTACAGCAATCGGATTTATTAACCGCTATGAACAGCAGAAAAAAGAAATATTAGCCCAGCAAGAGGAACAGCGTAAACGAGATTATGAAGCGGAATTAGAAAGAGAAAAGGAAAGAGTTCGCAGAGAAACAGTTGCACAGGTTGAAAGAGAAAATGAAGTTGCTGCAGCTGCCAAGCAGGAAGTATACAAGGAGATGCAGGCTGAAAAAGAAGTAATGGCAGTGCAAAAACAGTCATCCACAACGACCTATGCAACATACACATTTGAAGCCACGGAACAAGAGCTACAGCAGATTGAAATGTATTGCAGTAGCCTGGGAGTAGATTTTGAAAGGGTGATCTAATGAATATCTACGAAACAATACCAAAAATAATGGAAGCTGTTGGGGCAGTAACAAAAGATAAAAAGAACACCAGCGGACAGGCATTTATGTATCGTGGTATCGATGATGTAATGAATGCTCTTAATCCAGCTATGACTAAGTTTAAATTATTTGTTGTTCCAGAGGTGCTAGAACAACTGCGTGAAGATAGAACCAGCAAGCAAGGAACACCCTTAATCTATTCTGTATGCAAAATTAAGTATACCTTTTATGCAGAAGATGGTAGTAATGTAGCAGCCACAGTTATCGGAGAAGCTTTTGACAGTGGGGATAAAGCGACGAATAAGGCTATGAGTATTGCATTTAAATACGCTTGCTTTCAAGTATTCTGCATACCTACGGAGGAAATGAAAGACCCTGATTCAGAATCCCATGAGTTATCAAAGGCACAAAATAATATGAAAGTAGAGTTAGTTACAGAACTGGAAGCCAATACAATAAAAGCCTTGTGTGAAAAAAGAGGTCTTGATGTGGCTGTTGTATTTAATGGTGTACCGGTGGAGCAATTAACCAAGGAACAATATGTTGTGGCTCTTAAAAAGCTTAATCCAATACAGAAATAAGGTGAACGCATGGAATTTACCGGAGTAATAACAGATATAAGCAATAACAGCATTACCGGAGAGGTTAATATAACCTTTTCGGTGAATGAGAAATCGCATATTCTCGCTGAGTATGAACGTCTTAAGAAAGTATCGAAACTGAAAGTTACAGCAGTACAGTATCGGGAGAAAAGAAGTTTGAACGCAAATGCTTATTGTTGGAAACTGATGGGAGAAATAGCAGAAATACTGCGATCTAGTGACAAAGAAGTATATGAAACCATGTTACAGAGGTATGGAACAAATGCGACTGATACTGACGGTAATTTGATTACAATATCCGTTCCTTCCAAGGTTGATATTAAAAATGCTGATATACATTGTGCTTTTATGGGTAAAGGATATGTTGGTGAAAAAGAATTTAACCATTACCGGCTTATAAAAGGCAGTAGCATGTACGACACGAAAGAAATGAGTATCCTAATTGACGGAGTAGTAAGTGAATGCAAGGAATTAGGCATTGAGACACTTACGCCTGACATATTAGACCGTATGAAAAAGGAATGGGGTGTTTAAATGGATTCAATTATACAAAGTGAAAAGAAGTGTTTCCTCTGCGAAAGCGAAGAATCATACGGGATGAACAAGCTTGAAAGCCATCATATATTCTTTGGTACTGCAAACAGAAAGAAGTCAGAGGAATACGGATTAAAAGTATGGCTATGCGGTCATAAATGCCATAGAAACGGTCCGAATGCACCGCACCAGAATAAAGTAGTTGACAACTCTTTAAAAAGCCTTGCACAGGCTAAATTCGAAGAAATACACGGTGATAGGGATTTATTCCGTAAAGAGTTCG